CCGCCAGGGTTGGCGCTGCACCTTGCCGCCATTGGGATGTCGGAGAGTGCACCCCTGCGCAGGCGGCTGAACAGGTATTGGTACTCGTTCGCGCGCCACTGCGTAGCTTCATCGACGCATATCGTCTGGTACTCGGCGCCTTGGTAGTTTTTAACGATAGTGTCGTAGTTCTCGGCGTAGCCGAACGTCAGCGTTGATCCGCTTGGGAGCTCCCAGCGATGCTCCTTCGCTCGCCAACGTGCGCCAGAAGACGCGAGCCACTTCGCTGCGCGGTCCATGAGGGCGCCAGGCTGCGCCAAGTCGCTGAAGGTTCGACGCAGCACAAGCGCGTTGTGGTCTGGCCTATCAGCGTACTTGAGCGCGCGCATGAGCAACGCGGAAGACTTGCCGCCGCCTGCTGCGCCTCCGTAGAGGGCATCTAGGGTCGTGAGCGCGAGGAAGATGCGTTGCGCCGCCGTAGGCTCCTGGGGACAGTACGGGATGGCCATTGCAGACGGCTTGTTGACGCGCACCGATTCCTCGATGGCGTCAAGCTCGGCCATGTCGAAGTCGTTGCTCACTCGGCCAACTTAGAGCCGCTCAAAGTCAGCGCTTGACGCGCGAAGTTGCCAGCGCTGCCATCGCCCTTCGTCCATGAGCCGAGGCCTTCTTCCTGCGTCAAAGGCGGTGCACTCTTCGTGGTGTCGATTGGCGGCCTACCCTCACGCAGTAGCACCTCGAATGCGCCGAGCGCCTCGATTGCAGTTGTGAGCGCATGCGCGTCCTTTGCGTTGCTCTCTTCGAGCCCATTCTTGAACCTCGTCAGACCGCGCACAGTGTTGATTGCGCGCCACTTCTCGGCGGCTTCAACAGAGTCAGCGCGCATCCTACGCAGGTGTTCAATGGCGTCGGGAAGGTTCACTTGAGCGCCTCCACTTGTTCGTCGGTTGCTTCGTCGAGCCAGGCGCACATCCGGCCCGTGGCAGGGTCTATGTACGCGACGTGCTGCAAGCCCTCGCTGGTCACAAAGCGAATCCAACCAGCGCACCTTGGGCACGTAAACGGCCCTTTGCGCTCTTGCAGCGTGTGCGGGAAGGTCACGAGACCACCGCCCACGTCACGGCCACCGCAAGCAGTGTAGTCACCACGCCCAACGCGAACCCTCCGACAACGGCCCACGCAAGCCACTTGAGAAGTCCCATGCCAAGCACTTCGCGCCCTTCCTTGCTGAGGCCTTCAAGCGCCTTGGCGTCACTGTCCAGCGTGCGGTGCAAAGTCATTCGCAACTCAGCGCAGGGTTGTCCGTGACGCACCCGCACGGCGTCCAGTTGCACCACGACGGGCATTCGTCGCGAGGCGTGCACACACGAGGAGCATCGCTTGAAGTGGCGTCAGAAGGCGCGCCAGCGTCGACAATGGGCATAGGCGCACAGTCGCAGCCAGAGGACGCCAGGAGAAGTGCGAGCATGCACTTCGACGCGGCGCGTTCAGATTTGCGCACGCGTTGCTTCACCTTGGCGAATGCGCGCAGAACGACGCGAGGCATACGCGCTTGATTCGCTGGCAGTTTGGCGTCGCGCAGCTTCATGGAGTCACCACAGCTTGCCAGACATGCGCGACGATGAACGCGCCACCCGCGAGAATGGCAGCGTTCAGCGCGACCACGCCAAGCATGAGCCCAACGAACGCAGCGAATGGAACAGCGTCGTCGCGCTTCACAGCCCCTCGCCAAAGCAAACGATGTTGCCAAAAGGAATCGTGGTGCCGTTGATGACGACTCCGACGCTCGTGACCTCCCATGCGCTTCCGCGCATGCGCTCGTCGTCACTACGAAAGCGCGTGATGGACTCTGGGCGCGAGGGCTTGTCGGGGAAGAACACGAAGACGGGCTTAGCGAAGTGCACAGCAAAGGGCTTCGCGGGCGCCTCTTCGCCCGTGTTGACGTCGATGGTGCCAACCGTTGAACGAGAAGAAACGCGTGGAGTGCTCATGTAGGACCTTTCGTGAAGTGTAGGAGCGCGCGCCATGGTTCTAGGCGCCAATCGTTAGCCTTGTGCGGCAAAGGCCACGCAGAGATTCGCTTGCAGCCGCTAGCCGCAAAGAGTTCACGCGCATAGCCTAGGCCTCGCGCTTCGGTGCGCACATAGCACGCGTGGACAGCTTCACCGTCGTGCGCCAGCCAGCCTAGAATCGTCGCAGGGTCGCCATCGGGATGCACGATGAGCACGCGCAGAACGGGCCACAGCGCCCGCGAGACGCCACCCATGATGCTTTCCGCAATGTGCCTATCTACTCCACGCCTAGGCCCCTTTGTGCGCCAAGTGAGGAGCACCAAAGCGGCATCATCCTGAGTTGCGTTGCGAATAGCGCTCATGGTCGACCACCAAAGAGCGTGCGCCCGTCGTAGGGGTTGAACGCAATCGGCTTTGTAGCGTCGCGGTAAGCGACGATGCGCCAAGTAGCTTTGTAGGCGAACTCGCGTTGCTGTGCCTGGTACGCCGCACGGAAGCCGCGAACCTGCATCAACGCGCGCCAACGCTTGCGTGCGGCTATGCGCCTCTTCGTGCGTCGGTTCACGTCAACCATCCGTTCCTGCGCCCGATAGCTTCCCAGCGTGCGCGAGCCTCTTCTTCGTTCGCAGGCACTTCAGGCTTATCAACGACGCTTTGCTCGATTGCGAGCTTATCCCCAAAGCGCGAAGGCGAGTGCTTAGAGAGCGCCCATTGAGCCGCTTTGACGTCACCCTTGCGTGCGGCTTCCAGGACCACGCTCCAAAGCTCTGCAACGGAAGAGCCCATCGCGCGCTTAGCCCGCGCAGTGAATGCCGCAAAGTCCGATTCGCGCCCCTCGTGGAGGTCCCGCGCGCCTTTGCCAAGCCAGCGAAGCGTCGTCTCGTAGTGCACTCCGCTGATAGCGCATGCCGTATCAAGCATATGCCCGGCTTCCAGCGCTTCGAGGATATCCCTCATCGCTTCTGCGGACGCTCCAAATACGACGATGCCTTTTGGACTCACCACGCGTTCTTCGCACACAAAATGCGCAAGCGCAACAAAACAACGCGCTTCCTATGCGAAAAGGCGCGCCCCGAAAAGAGCACGCCAAAATGCGCAAAATCAGCGGCCCTTTCGCTGAATCTCGCACTCAACCTCAAACGCACGCGCAAGCTCATTAGCGACGTACTCGCGTTCAGCCTTGCCAATCTTGACACCCCACTCTTTGAAGTAGAGCCGGGCACCTTCAGTGACGTAGTAGAGCCAGAGCTTTGGCGCCTTGCTCGCGTCGTATGTGCCCTTCCGCATGCGCTCCAGAAGCGCGGACTCTACCGCCTTGCGCTTGGGGTAGAGAGCGCCTTCGCTGGCAATCGCGAGGCCAAACTCAGTCGCCAAAACCATGTCAACCGGTGCGTTTTTCGTCGTCATCTTGTCTCTCACTTTCTTTGATTAGAGTAGCATCGTTTTGCGCATGCGCAACAACTATCAGCAAGCAACCCAGCACCTAAGCTTAGGCACCCACACCCAAGGCTGGCGCCCGGACTCACGGCAAGGAACGCCAAGAGAGCGTGCGAGCCTACGGGCCGCCCTCTTAGCCTCACGAAGCGTCGTGTGCGAGCTTTTCACACGCAGATCGTCGCTATCGTCGTCATAGGTAAGTACTTCGTACCCGGTGCCCCACGATGCGCCGTAGACGACGTCTGAGACACTCACGACGCCACCACCTTGCCGTGCGTCATTTCAATCCATTCGCACGTTGGCGCATGTTCTGCGCGCGCAAGCGCCACGCCTCCAAGCGAGTAATCTGCGCGCTTGTTCGACGTCATGCGCTCGCAGTAGCGGCAACGCGTTGGGGCATTCTTGGCGGCTTCAATCTCCGCGAGAAGCGCCTTGTGCGCATAGAGCGCAAGGGGAGTCACTTCGACACCTTAGCCGCCAAGCAAGCACGGTAGAACGCCACGGAGAGCACGCGGCCAGCGTCGTAGCGCGTCACGTGAGCATTGCGCGGCGCATACGCCTTGCGCCCCTCGTAGACGGTCCGCACGCGCTTCATTTCTCCGCGCCCTTCGAGATACTCGCATGCGAGCTTGGCTTCGTGCTCGTCGCGGCATTCGTAGACGATGACTGAAGAGCGGCCAGCGGCGCCCCCCCAGCCCGAGAGGAAGGAATCGGTTGCGATTGCGAGGAAGGGCGCGAGGTTCGTGGTGGTCATCGTGGTGTCTCTTTCTGCCTGCGTTCTTGCTGGCCAGTGAATCCTACTCTCTTCTCGTCAGCGCGCAACTACTTTTTGCGCTTTTCTTTCGTCGTGCGCTGAAAGCGCAATGATTACGGCGCGTTGCAAGATAGCATTTGCGCAACGTCGGAAAGAGAGTAGCATTCAACCCATGCAACAGAACGCATCCGCTGAAACCGTCTCACTTCCAAGCTCAACACCTGCCAAGCGCCTCCCGGCGTCGTGGTTGCGTGAGCTTGAGCGACGAGCGGCAGCGGAGCGCGCGCGCTTTGAAACGTCCCCTACGCACTGAAAGAGAGAACCGCCAATGTCCATCGCACACATCGAAGCCGTCACACCATCCAGCCGTCCCTACATGTCCCGTGAAATGTCCAAAGCGCTTCGCCCTTCAGAGTGGATTGCGGCAGCAAGGCGCGCTGTAGGGGGCTCGCGAGGAGCCTACCGCAATACCCCAGTGCGCATCGTCGATGGTGACGATGTGACCGTCACGGGAGAGAGCTACTATTTCACGACGCCAAGCGGCAAAACGCGCGTTCAGTATCCGGGCGCGTACAAGTGGCGCACCGTCTATCACGCATCGACTCTGTGCATCGAGATCGGTCGTGATTGGCGACCGTCCGTAACGCGTCGCGACATCGAGCTTTTGCGCTGAACGCCTACGCGCCAAGGGAGAACCTTGTATCACGCTCGCTACATGAGGCGCGTCTATGAAGACATACAAAAACAGGCACTTGCGCCCATCAAAGTCCGGCGATGAAGTATTGCGCCAACTCGACGAAGACGAAGCCATCGTGTTTCGCCTCGTCGGCTCTGACGTGCGCGCTACACCACGAATGGCGCGCATCGAAGCGTGGGCGCAATGGATGCACGACAACCCCGCTGACTTCGCGCGCTTGCTCTCAGAGCACCACGAGCGAGAAGCGCAACGCGAGCACGACGCGCACAAGCTTGCGCAAGCGTTAGAGCACGCGGCAGACGATGAGCTTGCATATGCGCTTAGCGTCGCGCGTGAGGCTCTCGAATGGCCGGAAGAGGCAAACCCGCACGACGAAGCCTTCGATGTCGCTAGCGAGGCGCTGGGAGTCGTGGCGCTACCATTCGACGCGTCAGCCTTGCCCCTTCCTGCCGATGTCGACGCATGGGCAGAGGTGCGAGACGATGAGCTGCGCATGACGCCTACGCGCGCACGCTGGACGCCGCAGCGCGACCCAAGGCGCTACCGCGCACGGACTGCGCTACCTGCGCAAGCGTTCATGTGCGACACGCGCACACACTACGGGCGTTGACGCGGCTCTTCGCTGCGTTGCGTCAATGTTAGAAAATCGCGCGGGGAATGCTCTTGGCGCGATTGACGGAAAATCGATTCTGGAAACGAGAGACACCGATGCCAAGAAAACACGCGAACGCGCTCGCCATCATCATCCCCGAATGCACCGACTGGATGCAGCACTCTCCAGGGCTTCGAGACACGCTCAACAAGCCAGATGGCGGTGAGGCATGGGCCACAGTGTTTCGTGCCCTCCTAGCCTATGCCCAGCGCGGAGAACGGCCCTTCGAGGATTGGCTCCCCGACCTCGCAGCGCATCTTCTGGAGCTGGAGCGCTTGCCCTACGGCTCCGGCTTCGACGCGCCCCTCCCGGTCACCTACGACGACGACGTGTACTCTCGCGTAATCGCAGCGGTGCGCGCGCGGACCGCCCTAAAGCCGGGACACGGCGTGCCTCGCTACTGGCTCGCGCACTTAGCCCGATACTCCCGACGCACCACCCATAACGCGCGC